GCCTCTTAAGATAATCGTATAGTTTCAAGACATACTCACTGCTATCTTGAGCGTTCCCCAAAGCGAGATTACATCCATAGCACAAAAGTTCTCTAACTTCTCCTGTAGCATGGTTATGATCTACTACAGGGCGCTCTTGGTAATCGTCCGATCCATCAATCAGGTCTTTATCGCAGATAGAACACTTTGACATTTGCGCCGCCAGTAAGCTGTCATACTTTTCAAGTGTTATACCATACTTGGATGGTAGATTGTATTTCTTGACATGACGCTTGGCACAACTACGGCATGAATAATGTAGTCCGTTAGTTTGCTGCTTATTCTTATTGTATTCTGTTGAGGGTTTCCACTCCCCGCAGGCAGAACATTTCCACTCCCCTTTTTCGTTGGGAACCTTACGCTTATTGGGTTTGATTGTTCCTTTGGGGGAAGCCATGGTTAAACAACAATTAACTACAACTATTTATAATAATTGTTGTTTATAATTGTAGTGTGTTAGGAATTAATAACAATTCTTAGCAATTCCACTTACGCAAACTTTTATTGATCCTGCTATCTTTGTCGTTGGCAGTTTTTTTAGAAGTTAATTTCTTTTTCATACCTTTCATTCTACTGCAGAATGATGCCCTACGGGGATTTCCAACCTTTTTGCTTGGTGCTTTAAGGTCAGATCCAGGATTTGCTCTCTCGTAAGACTTTCTACCTTTTTCGTTAAGTCCACCTTCTTTGTTCTGCCCTGATTTTTTGGTCCAGGCAGCACCTTCTTCTAGCTCCGTTTCCTCTCGTTTGATGGATCTTATTGGGACAGCGAAACGATCCCATGCTTTTTCTCCATAAGAACATTCATCTCTAGTCTCAGGCTTTTGACAGAGTTTGCAAAAACGCTTTTCTTCTTTTTGCTTGTCTTTGACAGCCTCAGCAAGATTTTTAATTTCTCCGTATGTTCTCATGATAAACGACGAGGGTTTACCTTTTTATTTAGTTATCTACGAGAATGAGATTGAATGTTGAACTGATTTGAGTTCCAGCACCATTGAATGCCTGAACTTCAATGTCTACTTTCTGGTTAAACTTTAGTGGAATAGAATAGTTCTTTACATGGAAACCACCCGATACTGACATAGTATCTGATGTTGTCATCACAAATCCATTGACTGGCAATCTGGTTCTCAAGAAAGCAGATGTTGATGTATTGTAATCTGCTGCTCCAATAGTCCACTGTGTTAGATATGCTGTCTTACCAGCAGGCACTGTATACAAAGATAGCATAGTTTGACCAAAACCAATATAGTTAGTTCCAGTTCCATCACCACCAATTTGTGCTAGGACTGTGCCTCCTCCTGATGCTGCGGTGCTGATAACAACATCACCTCTATTGTATCCATCAGAACCAGCTTCAGTAATAAATGCTCTGTAAACTCTCAAGAATGTTTGTATAGAAGCAGCATCATTAACTGTAACTTCTTCCTCAACCAAATTGTAATTAATATCCAATCCTTTGATTGTTATTTTTCTAGCTCCAGTTCCAGTCAATCCATCAGCAGCATTAGCAGAATAAACATAAACTGCTGTAGCAGATGTTAGATATTCGTAGATACCACCACGATCCCAAATAGTTTCAATACTTGTAGCGACACTTGGATTTCTACCGAACTTTTCAATAGAGGAATAACCTTCTAATTGTCCAGCAGCAATCGGGATGTTAGCAGCGGATCCATAACTATTCAGTGGGTTGCCGTCTTGGTCGGCAAGCATCACTACCTCAAAATTTGTTGTGTCCTGAACCCTATAAGATTGGGTTGATTTATTCCACTGTGCCATTAGATTTCTACTGGATCGTTATTTACGTCGTGGCGCTGATATGGCGCTGGTGTTCTAATAGTATTGTCATAGTTCCTAGCTTGGAATGTGCCAGGAGTTCTTACAGCATTTAGATAGTCATGAGCGACATAATCGCCATTCCAATCTTGATAAGTCACAGTGCTCCAACCCTCAGTGCCAGAAAACTGATTTACAGTTGTACTAGCAGGTTGAGGGGATACGATAGTATTATTATAGTCGTATCTAACGTATGCCATTTAGATTACACCTCTGACTTATTTATCGTTTGCCACCACCCATCTGTTTCAGCATCTTTTGAAGTTCTGCAGTGCTACCGACAAACATAGCGTTGTTTGTAACCTTGGTTGGACCTTTCTTTTCTTCGTCAAGATCCTTCATCTTCTTATGTAGGTCTTG